GCAGACAATACCACTCCCGACGTACAACTCCTTCTTAGAGCGAGTATTGAGGAGTTCTCCAAAAACTGCAGATTCATTTTTACCTGCAATTACAAGAACAAAATCATCGAACCACTCCACTCAAGATGTTCAGTAGTTGATTTTCATGTTAAAGGTAAAGAGAAAGCACAACTAGCGACTCTATTCTTTAAGAGGGTACATACTATCCTTGCAGAAGAGAACGTTAAGTTTGAGATGAAGGTAGTTGCAGAGGTTGTGCAGAGACATTTCCCTGACTTCAGACGTACTCTTAATGAGTTGCAGAGGTATGCTTCAGGTGGACAGATTGATGTAGGTATACTGGCACAGGTTACAGATGTTAACATCACATCTCTTGTTGGTTATCTGAAGAACAGAGAGTTCACTAACATGAAGAAGTGGGTGACGAGTAACATGGATACAGAACCTCATGTTATCATGAGAAAGGTCTATGATAACTTGTATAACTATCTTGTACCCAAGAGTATACCAGAAGCAGTCTTAGTCATAGGAGAGTATCAATATAAGTCTTCGTTTGTGATGGATCAAGAGATCAATTTGGTTGCGTTCTTGACAGAATTAATGATGAGGTGTGAGTTTAAATGAGCGAACCACATAAAAAGATTCACCAATTATTTCCAGTACCAGTCTGGGAGTATAGGTTAGATGAGAGAGATATGTGGATGTCTGAGCAGGCATTGGAGTTCTGTAAGACATTAGAGATGCAGATGTATAACTTCCCTGCTGGTGTACGTACCAGTAGAGGTGACATCCATAAGGAACCAGAGATGGAACCCCTTATGGGATTTTTTGCTGATGTTTTGGATGAGATTAGATGTGCTCAAGCACTACAGTGCCATGAGTTAAAGATATCATTGTCATGGGCAAACCTTGCACCTAAGGGTAGTAACACAGGACATCCTATACATCGTCACAACTACTCATATCTTAGTGGTGTATACTATTTTACAAAGGGTGCACCTACTACCTTCTGGGATCCATTAAACATTCGTAATGAAGATACTCTAGAGATCATTAGGGATCATATTAATCCTACTCAGGAGATAATAGAGGCAGAACCTGGTAAACTATTGGTATTTCCAGGTTGGTTAAAGCATCAAAGTGGTCCTCATAATGGTAAAGAGGATCGTTGGTCTATGAGTTTTAATTCTTTACCTAATGGTCCTGTCAATGCAGGTCCACAGGGTGTACCAATGGCGAACTTAACAGTCAATTAATTATGAAACTAGTGAAGACTCCACTGCGTTATCCTGGAGGTAAATCCAGAGCAGTAAAACAATTATATAATTGGTTTCCATCTGATGTGCATGAGTACAGGGAACCATTTATAGGTGGTGCTTCTATGGCACTATACTTCTCACAACTACACCCAGATATACCTGTGTGGGTTAATGATAAGTACACATATTTGTACAATTTTTGGGTTCAGTTACAGGAGAGAGGTAATGAATTATCTGATGCATGTTATAAGGTCAAGACAGACCACCCAGATGATGACACTGCTAGAGAACTCTTTGATAAGACTAAGAAAGATATCGAACACGCAGAACCTTTTGATCAAGCTGTTCTTTTTTGGGTTCTTAATAAGTGTAGCTATAGCGGGTTGACTGAGAACTCATCCTTTTCACCTGCTGCATCACGTCAGAACTTTACACTTCGTGGTGCTGCTAAGTTAAAGAACTATCCTGACATAATTAAGAACTGGCGTATCACTAATGAAGATTATGAGGTAGTGATGAGTGATACTGGTGGTGATAATGTTTTTTGTTTCTTAGATCCACCATATAAGATCAAGTCATTCCTTTATGGTACTAAAGCAGACTTGCATAAGAACTTTGATCACCCAACTTTTAAAGATATCTGTTCTAACTGTGTTCATAAGTGGTTGCTGACATATAATGTCGATCCTGAGATCGAAGAGGCATTTTCGTACTATAATCAGAGGTACTTTAGACTTACCTATGGTATGCAACACCGTGCTAATAACGTGAAGGATGAATTACTCATCTCTAACTACGAAATTAACCCTGTAAACCCCCTTGAGAAGGTGTTATATGCCTGATTATGAGTACCCTCTGAAGGATTATCTTAATGGTATTAATCTGAAGCAAGGAGACTTGGAATCGGATGAACGTGCCATGAAGAAGTATCCAAAATTCGTGGTCAATAAGTTATTGGCCGAACATGTTGACTGTATAATGCATGCCAATGAGATGAATCGTTACTATAACTTAGATAACCTCCTGCAATATCAGTATTTTCTATATAGTATTAGGAAATCAAAGAGATTTTCTCCTTGGAATAAGAAATCTACCGACAGCGATTTGGAATTGGTCAAACAATTTTATGGTTATAGTAATGAGAAAGCAAAGGTAGCACTCTCTCTACTATCAAAAGAAAAGCTAGACGTAATAAAAGCGAAACTTGATACTGGAGGAAGGAGATGAGTGACGAGATCAGTTGGTCTCAGGATATGATGCTGGAGGTTACACTAAAAGAACCAGACGATTTTCTGAAGATTAGAGAAACCCTTACACGGATTGGTGTAGCCTCTCGAAAAGAGAGAAAACTATATCAGTCGTGTCATATACTCCACAAGAAGGGTAAGTATTACATAGTTCATTTTAAGGAACTGTTTGCACTGGATGGAAAACCTGCTAACATAACTAAGAATGACATAGAGAGACGCAACAGAATCGCTAAGCTACTATTCGATTGGGGTCTTGTAGAGATACAAGAAGACCTTCTATCAAATGATGGGTGTGCACCACTCAATCAGATAAAGGTACTATCCTATAAGGATAAGAGCGAGTGGATATTAGAATCAAAGTACAACATAGGGAAGAAGAAAGTTATCACTGAAACATAATGAAATTTTTGGGATTGAGGATCGAAGATCACGATTCCAATATCACCTATACTGATGGTACTAAGGTACGATATTGTGCAACCGAAAGACTCTTCGGCATTAAACATCATGGATACGATAACACTTGGCAATGGCAGGATGTGCTAGACTCTTGGGGTGTCAATGCAGATGAGTTAGATGCTCTTGCAATTATCTCAGATCAGATAACCTTTGAGGATGGTGAAACCTATCGTGAATTGGACATGGGGTTCCCATGTAGGACGTTCGCAGTAGACCATCACTATTGTCATGCTCTGAGTCTTTGGCCACTAGGAGAAGTCCCTTACACAAATTACATCTATGACGGTTTTGGAAATAATGATCGTAGCTATTCCCTTATTCTTGGGAATAAGATTGGCTGTAGCCACAGTGTACTTACTACTGGGTCTATCGGAGTCGAAATGGCGAAGGTCGGAAGAACACTCGGAATCGAAGCAGACCCACACGGATTAGATTTAGCAGGTAAGATCATGGGTCTTGCTGCATATGGACTTGTAGACGAAGAATATTATAATAAGGTATCACACAATCATCTAACTGATATCAAGAAGATATGGAACTATGATTCTTGGGATCGTAAGTGGGATAATGACTTTGATATTAACTGGTTACGAACAGTACATGAGTATACTGGTGATCAACTAGCACTGTATATGAATCATCCTGTAGGTGGTGATGATGTCATAGGATATAGTGGTGGTATAGCACAGAACTGTGTGTTTAATGGTAAGATATTGAGTGGTGATAAGAAGATAATAATCCCACCTCATGCTAATGACTGTGGTCTGACCCTAGGTGCTGTAGAATTTTTGAGACAACACTACCATGAGGAACCATTTAGTAATGAAGGGTTCCCATTCTGGCAGGATGATGAAGGTACTGAAGAGGTGAGTGATCAGGTTATATTAGAGACTGCTGAGGCACTTGCTGATGGTGATATAGTTGCATGGTATCAGGGACATGGTGAGATAGGACCTAGAGCATTAGGTAACAGGTCTATCCTTATGAACCCACGTCTACCTGATGCTAAGGACACACTTAATAGGAAGGTAAAACATAGAGAACACTTCCGTCCTTTTGGTGGTTCAGTTCTATTAGAGGATGTTGATAAGCATTTTGAGTGGACTGGTGCATGTCCTTATATGAATGTGTCTGTACCAGTAAAGGATGATGGACTGAAAGCAATCACTCATATAGATGGGTCGTCTAGAATACAGACAGTAGATGGTGATGGATCATATGCTAGACTCCTTAGGAAGTATAAAGAGATAACAGGTGATGGTGTACTACTTAACACCAGTTTAAATGTCGGTGGTAAACCTATTGCTGGTCATAAGTGGGAAGCTAAAGAGATGTTCTCTAAGAGGGGTATAGATGTACTAGTTATTGGGGATGATATTTTGTCTAAATAGCCCAGTTACTCTGGTTACATGTCCGAAGAAGAAATTAAAGAAGAAGTAGTAGAAGAACCCAAAGAAGAAAAGAAAAAAGGTTTCTTTGGTAAAGTGAAATCTGCTATCGTTCCCGATGCTGACGAACAGGCAGCAATCATCAGTACAATGGTCAGAATTACTGTCCTTGCCTGGTCTGGGGGAATATTGACTCTTAATTATGTGGCGATTCCAGGTGTACCACAACAAAAAATAGATCCGACTTTTATAGCTTCAG